ATGAACAAAAGAAAGAATTATTCAGCAACATTTAAAGCAAAAGTTGCACTTGATGCAATAAAAGGTGATTTAACATTGCCGGAATTGTCTCAGAAATACGATGTTCATCCAAATTTAATCCACAGCTTGATGATAGACCAAGTTTATTTAAATCTATTTTTCTCAACTTATTAATTCCACTATTACCCTTTGCTGATTTTAGAACTTTAACTTAATATATAAATTTCATTACACATTAAATACAAAACTTTATACTCTAGATAAATCGTTCTAAAATTTTTTGGCACAAATTTGGCACATGAAAGGCATAAAAAAACTTTCGATTCCTCGAAAGCCTTATAAAATAGGGCATATTTGAAAATTCGAGCTTTGTTTAAATTTTTCATGCCGATACAATGCAGCTTTTAAGCCTAAATTCCCTAAAAAATTAACAGGCAATTATTTTAAAAAAACAGGGAAATTTTTGATTTATTAGCGTATTGTCACGTCCCCAGTTTTTGTCCAGTTTAAAAATTAGAATTTTAGATAAATATTGAGCTTAAATAAGCGTTATTTGCAACTGATGATTCATATATAACAATACCATTATGGGTTGTCATAAATTTCTCCATTAATTTAATTTTTCTCTGGCGGCTTGTCTGTCCCTTAATAACTGTTTGTATTCTTTATCGCTCAATGTTGTTTTTGCTCTCATATCACGCTGGTCGCGATGTCTAATAACTTTCCAGTCTGTACTAATAAGAAACTCCTTAGCTTCGGCAGAATTTATTATTATTTCTTCAGTTTTTTGGACTGATATTTGTTTTGGAACAATTTGCCAGCCTATGTGCGGTGTATGCGAATAAGTTACACCATCAGGAGCCAAAAATCCTTCTGTTTCAGAATTGTATGTTGATATTAAGTTTCCTTCGTATGTTTTCATTAATCAGCCCTCAAAATTACTTTAATGTACCCTGTGTTTGAATCAAGAGAATATAGTGAACAATTTATACCAAGACCAATACCAATAGCACTAGATAATGAATCAGTCTTATAATAAAAAGTCATATTATCATAGCTGAGAGGATTGGTGTAGCCGTATGGATTAAAAGCCAGACCTGTAGATTTTTCTATGACTTCTACTGTTTGCTCTACGTTATCAATATTTTGAATACCCAAATTATGATTAATCGTCTGAAGATTTGTAGTAAAAGAAAGATTTCCAGAATTGAAATATCTATTATAAACATAAGTCTGAGCATCTATTACAGCATTGGAATTTGTATTAACTTCACCCAAGAATACCGCTTCAACTTCTGTCCAGCTGGAAGGAGAGCCGTAATAAATTTTTCCTGTGTTTGTATCTTCCCAATACTGGTCAGGAACTAAAGACCCGCTAGCAGGAGGAGTAAAATACTGTGTTCCAACTGTAGCATTTGACGGAGAACCATATCGAGTATTTCCTATCGTTACTCTTATATCCTCTATTGTTCCGTTTAAAGATCTATTAATTTCATCAGAATGGATGCCAAAATATAAGTTATAAAATAACGAATATACTTTGCTTGATGAAACGCCGATAATATCCAAAACTCCATCTATATAAACTTTATAAGTAGAACCATCGAACTCAACTACAATATGATATTCAGAAGTTGTATTATAATCTGATTTTGTTCCTTGAGACGCCATAATATTCCAATCAGAATTATTCGAAGATACATATAATGCCAATTTATTATTTTCATTGCGAATTAACTGACAAGAAGTGTAATTGCAAGTAAATAGAGTTTCATAACTTATAGCTGGTGTCCTTGTAAATTTAAATCTTCCTTCAATGCACCATCTCTCTAGTCCTAAAGTATTTATCGTAGTAATTTTCAAGCCTGAATTTGTACCATTCCCTCCAAATTTTCCACCTGAGAATGTCGGATTTCCGATGATTTGGATAGAATTGTTATATTTATCAACTGCAGTGTTGTTTGAGAAATCAGATAATAGATTAGTTTGCATACATTCAAAAGGAATTGATATTATTGAAAGATACGTAATAGCCCATGCATAAGGACCTCCTCCTAATGGTTCAGAATTTGCAAGCAGTCTGAAACTATGATTTACGTTAATGTTATAATTTGGAATATTTAGCGTTATAATTGCGCTACTACTTGTATTTAAACTATTAAAAGTTACTATATCTATCCAATTTGCCCCATCTAAGGAATATTGTGCTTTAATACTTGAAATATTGTATCCAACAACACTGCTGGTTGTATACATACATTTATTGACCATTTTCGATACATTTTGTTGACCAAAATATGCTACTCCTGGGACTCCACTTCCATTTTGAAAGGATAGCCACGCTGAATCATTATACGCACCAGCTTTTGTATAGCCTATTTGTTCTCCACTAGAAATTGCATTTATTGCATTATTTAATGAGACTGAAGCACAAGCTATATTTCCCCTAAAACGTCTTTGACAGGCATAATCCCACTTTGAAGCATCTGTTGTTGGATCTCCAGTAGAACCGTTAACAAGCACTACAGAACTTCTTTTATTAGCAGGTGCATCTTTTGGAATATCAAAATCAGAACTTAAAACAAACTTTTTAAGATAATCTCCTGATTGATTATTTCCAACCATATTTACCGTTGAAGCAAGAATTCTTGGTTTTAAGCCTGTGCCTGATGTTATTGCATTTGCTCTTCCATTTACCAATCTTCCCATATTCACACACTGTGGTACAAAAGGAGGTGCAGGTTTTGCAACATTATCATATTTTAAATGCATCAAGTTTTCATTTACTATATCAACGTTACAAGCGCTTCCGCTTTGCATTGAATTGTCTGTCCATGTATATGTTGTCATAAATTAATACCCTTAATCAGATTTCAAAATTACTTTAATGTACCCTGTGTTTGAATCAAGATAATCCACTGAAGCATTTGACTTGATACCAATGCCTATTGCATTGCTTAATGTACTTGTCATGTAGTACAAGCTCATACTGTCATAGCTTATAGGGTTGGTATAGCCATAGGGATTAAAAGCTCGTCCTGTAGATTTTTCTATAATTTGAGAAATACGTTGAATTTTATCAAGATTTTGAATGCCCAAATTATGGTTAATTGTCTGAAGACTTGTAGTAAAAGAAAGATTTCCAGAATTAAAATATCTGTTATAAGCATAAGTTTGAGCATCTATTACAGCGTTGGAATTTGTAGTTACTTCACCTAAGAATACAGCTTCAACTTCTGTCCAGTCAGATGGAGAGCCATAATATATTTTTCCTGTATTTGTATCTTCCCAGTATTGGTCTGGAACTAAAGATCCACTGGTTGGGGGCGTAAAATATTGAGCTCCAACTGTGGCATTTGACGGAGAGCCATAGCGAATATTTCCTATTGTTATTCTTATATCATCTATTGTCCCTGCTAAAGAATAGTTTGTTATATCATTATAAATACCAAACACTAAACCAGCAAAAGCAGAATACACCTTTGTAGAGCTTACAGCTGTAATATCCAAAACTCCATCTATATAAACTTTATAAGTAGAACCATCGAATTCAACTACAATATGATATTCAGATGATGTATCAAAGTTGTTTTTTGTTCCTAAAACACTATTTGCAATATCCCAACTAGAATTGTTTGATGACAGCATTAACTCAAGTTTGTTGGCTGTTGTTCTTCTTAAAGTAACAGAGAGTACATTATTACATCCAATTAATGTATACAAAGTATTATTAGTATTAAACTTAAATCTTCCTTCTATGCACCATTTATCTAACCCTAAAGTATTTATCGTAGTTACTTTTAATCCATCTCCATTTCCATCACCAACATATTTCCCACCAGAGAATGTAGGATTTCCAATGATTTGGATAGAATTGTTATATTTGTCCATTGCTGTATTGTTTGAAAAATCAGAAAGAAGGTTTGTGGGAATGTAATCTGTAACGATATTGTCCTTTACTAAACTTCCTGCGGGAGGGGGAGTGAAAGGTGCACCATATCTATTATAACCAATAGTAACACGGAGGTCACGCATTGTTCCTGCAAGAGAGTAGTATGTTTCATCGTATCCTAAAACCCCAAAAACCAAAGCTATTATGTTAGAGGCTATTCTAGTTGAACTTGTAACCGTAATATCTACTACACCATCAACATAAACTTTATAAGTAGAGCCATCAAACTCAACAGCTATATGATATTCAGAACTTGTGTCGTAGTTAGATTTTGTACCCAACCCCCCAACGCTAGGGTCAGCTATATCATAACTACTTGCAGCCACAGTCGCTAAACCTAAATGTAGTTTATTATCAGTTCCCCTAAGTAATGCAAGTGGATTTTGCGCTTTTGAAAAAATTAAATCATATCTAGTATTATTAGTATTAAACTTAAATCGTCCTTCTATAGTCCATTTATCTTGTCCTAAAGTTGTAATTGAATTTACTTTTAATCCATCCCCAGAACCATCACCAACGTATTTACCATTTAATAGAGTTGGATTTCCTATTACAGTAACAGAGTTACCATAATAGTCATAAGTTAAAGATGAACTGAAATCCATTAATAAGTTAAATTGAGCTATATTTTTTTGAGGCAAAGAACCTCTTAATCTTCTTTGGCAAGCATAATCCCATTTTGTTGCATCTGTAGTTGGATCACCTATCGAACCATTAACAAGAACTACACAACTTCTTTTATTAGCAGGTGCATCTTTTGGAATATCAAAATCAGAACTTAAAACAAACTTTTTTAGATAATCACCCGATTGATTATTTCCAACCATATTTACTGTTGAGGCAAGAATTCTTGGCTTTAAACCTGTTCCTGCAGTTATTGCATTTGCTCTTCCATTTACCAATCTGCCCATATTTACACATTGTGGAACAAAAGGAGGTGCCGGTTTTGCAACATTATCATATTTTAAATGCATCAAGTTTTCATTTACTATATCAACGTTACAAGCGCTTCCGCTTTGCATTGAATTGTCTGTCCATATATATGTTGTCATTTACATCTCCTTATAGAACAAATATTTCTGATTTTCTCTAATAACCTTTTACTCTTACATCTATTTTTGCTGTAATCGGGTTTCCTGCATTGTTATATGCTTTAATAGTTGCTTGAGTTGTGCTTTTTGCAGAAATTACACAATATCCGCTTGTTCCATCAGAAATATTTGCAACAACCGCAGGTGTAATTACATAAGCAGGATTAAATGTTATTGATGCACCAACAGAAGCATCAACTATATTTTGATCTCTAAAATAAAGATCTCTATCGGGCACATCAACGTTTATTACTAATTTATCAAGGCTACATGGTTTATTTAGCGGGCTATTCATTGTAACTTTGAATTTATAATATCTAAATTTATAATTCCCAAGAGTAAAAGTTTGATAATCAGTCCATATTATATTGTCTTCTGAATATTTCCACTCTATAAGAATAGAAGCACTTTCATCAGATTTATAGAAATTATAATTAATGTTAACTACAGATGTTAAATTTAGCCCTAAATCATATACAGGTGACTCATAACTTGCCAACTCTACAACTGTAGTCCCCCAATTTCCGTCAATTAAATAATATTGATCAGTATTTTGCCAATTGCCTGTATTTTCCCAATTAATATTAGAATTTAAAACTATTTTGTTATGCCTTGCATAGCAATTTGTAAAAATTCCCAAAGATAAGTCAGTATCAAGCAAATCTTCACTGACAACTAGATTTGTTGCCATTATTTCGGTAATTACAAGAACATTAAGAGTTGCATTATCAGAGTAATTTGCGTACTTACCTTTAGCTTTAATCCAATATTTATGCGTTCCCAGTTTAATATCATTAGTAGTGTAATTATTCCCCGTTAGGCCTGTTGCAAGAACGCTAGATGTATTCCAGCTATCGCCTTCTCTTATTTCATAAGTAATATAGGAACCAGGAACCTCTTGCCAGTTAAATTGTATTAAACTCATATTTTGCGAAGCGGCAAACGCTTTAACATCATCAGGTACAGCAAAGACATTTTCTAAGGAAATGACATCATAAACAGGTTGAACACTGCCTAAAGTATCGCTATAAAGCGCAGGATTATATTCTTTGCAGACAATCTCGATTTGTCCTTCCTGTGCCTCTGCCATGTTGATAATACGCATTTTTTTATTTGTATAACCCAAGAAGGTTGACGTAATTTCTATTACATCCCCGACTGTTCTGTCCAAGCCTTCTTTTGTAGTTTGAAAACTTATAAATTTATTGCAAGTCAATGATTGATTAAGATAAAACCATGCCAATCGGCTTGCCTGCTTAAAGTTAGTAACGCCAAAAGCCTGAACTTCTTGCACTATCGGTTGATCATTTTGAAAAACAGGAGATTCCACCTGTGCATAAACTTTTATATATTGGCTATCCGGATCAATATATAAAAGTTTTACTATGTCACATTTTTCATCTCTGGATGTTGCCCAGAATTTTTCTGAACCTGTAATTATGTTGTCAGGCGTAAATACCTGCATAGTATTTTCCACTTCTTCAATTTTAAGCGCAATTTTACCGCCTTGATAAGTGATATATCCTCTACAACAAAGCAACATGTCATTAAGCCAATCTAACCTTGCTTTTTTTACATCAAGAATTAGGTTGAGAGTAAAACGAGGTTGTTTTTGAATAGCCTGTACATTTGTATTTGCGCTTGTAAAAGAACTGTCAACTTTTAAAGAAGTATCGCTTGAAACTTCAGTTATAGTTTTTGTTTCTGAGCCAATTGTAATTTTATCGCCAACTCTGATTTCATTTTTAAATTTAGTATCTGTTCCAGAAATAATATTGCTGTTTGCCGTATTGCTTACTGTACCTGTAAGGTTAAAAGTAATTAACGTATCGCAATACTCTGCAGCGTTTAAAAAGCTCTGTATATCTATTTCTTCTAGTGATATACCACAACCATTGTAACAGGTAAGAAAGTCTAAAATACACCAGGCCGGATTATTAGAATACTGAACAGTAGATCCTGTAGTACTTGTATAAACTTTAATTTTAGAACCTTCTACTTCTGCAGTCACGGTAAATCCACCGTTAACTTTCTCCGAAGCTACTGCTGTAAGTGCAAGATAAGCATCATATTTAAGCCCACCTACGACTTTAACTTTTTCTTCTTGAGTATTTCCGGGGACCCTTGAATCTATTAACTGTGTTCCGTTTCCTGTATAAGCAGTATAAGAACAGCCTGCAAGCTCATTTATTGGAATATCGTTAAATCTTACGTTAGAAAATCCATTTATTTCCCCATCAGCAAAGCAGACAATCCTATTCATTGTGCTTCCGCCTATAACATTTTGCCAAACGATATTTCCCGCACATTTTACTTTTCCGTAAATTCTAGGTCTACAAAGCAAATTACTGGATTGAGTTTGCAACGGACCAAAAGAATATGTAGGAGATTGACTAGCATAATCTCCACCCGATTGAATGGAATTATTTTTTGCAACTCCAGGTATAGAAGTTGCCATACCGGCAACAGCTGTTAATGTACCAGCAATCCATCCAGCAGTTGCCCCCATTCCCGCAAGTGCACCACCTGCAGCAAAAACACCTGCCCCAGCTAAACCAATACCAGCTATACCACCAGTAACAATTGAACCAACAATTATTCCTATTATTGCTAATGCTTTACCCATTTATTTATCCTTCATATCTAAAAAAATATTTTGAGAAACTTAAATACTTCTGAAATCTTGAAACTTGAAGTTTACTTTTTTCTGTACAATGAAAAAATTGGTCTTTCCCTGCATAAATACAAAAATGATGCCCCTTTTTTTTAAGATTTAAAATTATTAAATCCCCTTCTTTTAAATCTTCTTTTTTAATTTCGCCAAAGTATTTATTTACCAGCGGTAAAAAATAATCAGGGTCATTTTTATATTCATATTTGGGAATATCTGGATACAAAAGAGAAACAGGTAGAAAACAACCCAATAAATCTTCTGTATAATTCATTCCAATATTTTTGTATAACACATCTAAATTCATTGTGCAGAAATCACCATTTGTTTTGGAATTGACGGATAACCGCCAAATCTCTCTTTTATACGACAAGTTCCCAATGTTTTATCACAAGGATTTTCAGTACCAGAATACTGACATCTGGCATCTTTAAACTTCCACTGGCAGTTGACATCATAAGTAGTGTTTGGACCGACAGGCGTATAACCTCCTAATACTCTTTCAACGTCAAAAGAAAACGCTACAGCCGTTAGCTGAATATTGTTTATCACTCCTTCAAACAAAAGCACAGGGTCATCAATTATTGTTGAAGTATCGCCTTCAAAAATAATTTCTTCTATTATGCATTTGCGATTAGTTAAAGTATCACCTTCTCTTGCAATTAAGCCGGAAATTTCTTGTAAGATGTTTGATATAGTAATATTAACTCTCTCTAGAGTACCGCCCATAGAAGTTTCAATGTCGCCACGTTTTACCATTGCAGCTACATAATCTTTTCCGTCTATGTTCAAAACTTGTAGTGTATCGTTTTCAAGCAGTCTCAAAGGTGCATCATCAAGGTCAATCGTAACTAAAATCCTTGTTTTTAACTCGGATTTTTCTATTTCCTGTATCTGGTTGTTTGTTAAATTCTTTGGCATTATTCAAACACCTGTATTATCGGTAGACTAAAAGTTGAGTAGCCCATTTCTAGAACATCGAGTTGTAATTCGTCAGTATCAAACCTGACCAGATAAGTTACATCATCTCCGCCTTTGTCAACAGCCCATGTCCAGTTAAAAGCTTTTTTGCGACCTTTTTGTGCAATAAAAAAGTTTACTAGCGCTTCTCTATCAAGTTTGTTTTTTTCAAATTCCAGTATCCATTTGCGTCTGGGATTTGTCCAAACATCGCGACGCTGTTCTTTTGCACTAAATGTTTCATCAACAATCGTGTTGAACTTAACACTCGCGGTATATGCTCTTTTGTAATAAAAATTAAATGTATCGGTCATATTTATTAACTCCGAAGTAATGTTCTAAAGCCATATCGGTTGCGTCTGTATGCATCAGCAATCAAGCCGATAACATACTGGTCATCTTCTTTTGATAATCTTGGAAGCAAAGTATTTTTATTGCTTTTTTCGTTATTATCAGATTGCTGATAATTATTATTGCGTTTTGCCAGTTGTTCCTGTATAGCTCTTTCCTGTGCTTCTGTTCTAACAGTTTCCCCGCCTTTAAGAACGGAAACAACATCCCCTCTGCCTGGAACTGTTCCACCAGAGTGAAATTTTAATGATTTAAAAAATCCCATGATCGAACTTCCCCAGCTTCTTAGTTTTTGACCACCTGAGATTGCTGCACTTTTTATAGAGGGTGGTATTTTAATTGTTTTAGGTTGCGATATTTTCGGTAATTTGCCACTACCTATCATTGTTTGTGTTAAATTTTTACTAAAATTTTTATTTTCTTTTCCAAAGGGTACTGGACCCAGGTAATCAAAATAGGCTCTAGCTTCGGTCTTCCATTTATTTGCCGCCACAGCCACTGGAATACTTACCCATGGTTGAGATAAACGAGTATTAAAATCAGCTATTACACCAGGTACGTCAATTATAGCAGTTTTTCCCCACGATTTATATTTTGTGTAATCGCGACTTATATCAAGTGCTTGCATTGCAGGACTTAAACCATTTGCCAAAGTTTTATATCCAGATGCCTGCTTAAGAAAGCTAGTAGAATTTTCTCCTAATTCTTTTGATAAAAGTCTAGAATATGATGAACTATTAAATAATGAAAAATCTTCAAGTATAGTATTTCTGGCTACCGTAAATTTACCAGCTTCTCTAAGTTTTAAGAAACTAGCGTTATTAAAAGACTTTTTTACTATTTCTTGCTTTATTTGGTCTGAACCTGGATTAATTACATCTTCAGATATTGATAAATTAAAAGTTTTGATAGAACTATTATTATTTTTATTACCAGCCATAATTTATTACCAATTCATAAACTGTTTAACTGCTTGGGATTGTTCGGTTATTTTATTCAGACTTTCGGAAACGCCGCTAACTTCACCATGGATATTTAGCAACGCAAATAACTTTCTGGGAGTGCATTTCCAGAATTCTTCTTCTGTCATATTTAGAACAACAGTTCCGAGATAATATAATAAAGCCCAATCCCATTGTTCTGTGAGTTTGGCGTTATTCATTATCATCTTTTGGCATTGAGGCTTCGATAGCTTCGCTGAGAGCTTCCATAATTCCTTCCAGAGAAGTAAGCCTTCCAACTTCTTCTATATCAAGAGTTTTGTTTTCATGGAGCAATCCTGCCCATAAAAAAGCCCGCATTGCTTTCATGCTTCCCGCTTCCAACATAGAAAATGCATTTGGTATAGGGGCACAGAGATGTTCTTCTATATTTGCGTATGCATTAAGATCAAATCTCAATTCTTTTTCTACGCCGTCAATATTTACTGTAACTTTTTTAAGTTTGATATCTTCTAAAGTACTCATTTAAAAATAAACTCCTAATTAACTAATAGCCGTTGCAGTTTCGTTGATTACATATTCTTTTATATTGCCGTTATTAGTTGTAGGAATAGCAATACCGCTTGCAGACACAATTGCATAATCTTGTGTAGTGTAATCTATATCAACAGAAGTAGCTTTGCATTTGAAAAGTCTCATGTGAAAATCACCAGCTTCTCCTGCTGTATAACTAGCTTTTGCTTCAATTTTGAAATATTTAGGATTGCTAGTATCTTTTACTGTATAGGTATGAACTTGATTTGGAGTAGTTCCTGTTGTAACTGTAGTGCCTCCTTCAAGAATTTCAAGAACATCAAGACTTACTTTTGCACTATGAATTTCCCATGCAATTAAATCGAGATTTACATAGTAATCAAGAATTTTTTCGTCGCCCTTTAATCCTTTTTCTGTAAATTTTGGGGTCAAATCAATTTTTTGGATGCCAGGAACATCAATTGGACTTCCATATGTTAAAGCAGAAGCGGTATCTGCAGTTAATTGAAAAATCTTTGCATCATCAATACCCAAAACAACTGTTTGTTTACTAAGTGTCATATTCTTCTCCTTTATTTAGCTGAAAACTTCTTTTGGTGCATTTACATTCAAATTAAAAATAAAATAAAACTTTCCGTTTTCTTCTTTCAAAAAATATGGTGTTTGCAACGCAACAAAATACATTTGTTTTGAATTGCAAACTTTATATCCATTCCCCATAGTTACAAGTTTTTCGTATGTCTTCCAAATTTTATCATGTGCATTACTATAGACAGTATTCCTAACAGTTATAGCAATGCTATGCCTTCTATCAGGCAAATCATTCATACAGAATGTTTGTTTCGTAATAGTAACTGATTTATTGGCAAAAGCAGAATTTTCAACAGCTGTTAAAGTACCTTCTGCAGGTGCAATCAAAATTACATTATCAGGAGAAACGGGCATTCCCCCTATAGCTATATTTGTGTCAACATCAACACCCTCTGCTATTAATTGCAGCTTTATATCATTTTCAATCAT